ACGCCAGCTCCAGGAACAACGCCAGCTCCAGCAACAACGCCAGCTCCAGGAACAACGCCAGCTCCAGGAAAAGTAGCTGATCGCCCTGCCTATATTGCCGAGCAATTCTGGGACGCGGAGAAAGGAACTTTAAAGGATGAGGCTTTGGCCACTTCCTATAATGAACTGCGAAAAGAATTTAATAAATTATCTCAGGATAAAGGCGAAAAAGCTCCGGATAAAGCTGAAGATTATTTGGTGGATTACAAACCGCCTCACCGTTCCCGTCCTACTGGCGATCAAAAAGACGGTGATGCTTTGGACCGGTTCGGAGAGCTGGATGCTAAGGATCCTGTTTTTACTGCGATGGCAAAATTCGCTAAACAGGGGAATATGAGCCCGGCAGATTTTACGGATGGAATGCAGGAGCTTATGGAAACACTGCATCCGTTACTACCAGAAGTTTTTAATCCGGAAAAAGAGAAAGGGTTGCTTGGTGAAGGTGCCGAACACATGATCAAGACCAATCGAGACTGGATCGATACCCTGGCACGAAATGGTGTTGTCAATGAAGATGAGTTTAATCTTTTGCTGGGATTTGGGGGCACAGCCTTAGGAGTGCAGCTCACGAATAAATTGCGGTTGAATAGTGGAGAAAAGCCGATCCCGACAAAACTCAATGGCAATGCAAATACCGGGCGTAAAACTCCGGATGAGTGTCAGGCTATGATGGATGATGAGCGTTACCATGCAGAGGGTGCGGCTGGAGACGCTTATCGGGCTGAGGTCGATAAAGCTTTTGCCGAAACCTTTGGAACGGACCCAGCATAGGAAACGTGAATTTAAAACGGAAATTTAGAAATGTCTTTTAACGGCGATAATATGACCCCTCTCGGAGGGAATGCCAGGGCGGGAGATAATGCTTTGGATCGTAATGCCCCGATGGGCTGGGCCTATCAGAGTAAAACCGATACTTTAGCTGTAGTCCAGGCAACCGGATATTTTGATACCTTTCACCTGTTTCTAGTGGCTGGCCAATTTATCTACGTCAATCTCAACGACCAGAAAGCGTTTATCTCTATTCAGAGCGTTGATCATATCTTAAAGCAGGTAGTTATTGATAGTGCATTAGTATCCGGAGAAGGAGAAGGAGGAGGAGGTAGTGGGGCTTTCCCTGTAGAAATTTTTACCGGGACTGACAAATTTCTCGTTGTCGCTGACAATTTAACGTTCATTGTCATGGATAATATAAGTGTTCAAACCGTCAACATTCCAGAGAATGCGGCCCAGGCTTTCCCTGTTGGGGCTGAGATGGAATTTTTACGAGAAAGTTCTACAGCAACTGTTACCTTTCTCGTTTCCGGAGCTGCGGTGTTGCAATCCAGGGACGGGTTGGTTCAGATCAACGCTCGATATTCTGCAGCTACTTTGAAAAAGATTGACACTGATGAATGGCGATTGATTGGAGACCTTGCGTGAGCGGAATCATAGCATCGCAAGCATTTGTCCCTAATAAAATTTCTGGATTGAAACTTTGGTTGGATGCGACAGATATCAGTACGATTAGTCAATCGGGCGGTTTTGTTTCTGAATGGGGCGATAAAAGTAACGGTAATAACGCTATACAGTCTACTGGGGTGTCGCAACCGGAAACGGGATCGCGGACAATTAACGGCCTTAATGTTTTAGATTTTGATGGGGTTAATGATTTTATGGTGCTGAATAGCCAACCCGTTACCGGGCCAGAAGCTAGAAGCATTATTATCGTAGGTTTTGCGGATAACGGGGTTAATAATAATTTCTTCATTTCATTGACGGATGATGATGCGGGGGATGGTGGAGTATACAGAATTTCCGCTGAAATGGGGCTTAGAACGGACGGGGCTAGTCAGCTTTTTCTTGCGGAGTCTGTTGAAAATGGTCAAGCCGCGATTATAACGGTAACTAATAAAGCTAATTCCACCCTTGAATTGGATTCTGATAATCTGCAGATTTATAGGAATACTGTTTTATTAACTGAGGACATATCTACAAATCCAACACTTGACGTTGATACCAATTCTGGGATAGCGGCAATTGGTAATGATTTCGGCGGGCCATCGAGTAGATCATTAGATGGTGTTATTGGAGAAATTATTGTTTACGACAAGGTTCTTACCACTTTTGAAAGAAGTCAGGTGGAAATTTATTTAGGTAATAAGTGGGGTATATTTCCATTTATATTTACCTCTGATTTTTCAAAAGATTTTAGTTGAAGATCTTCTTAAATTAATAATATTAAAGGGAAGTAGTCATGGTAGATACAGCAAGAACAAAAGCGGAACTTTTAGCCATCTATGCCGATGGGCAACCCTCTGGATCTATTAATCCACAGAATATGCGTGATTATGTGGTGACGACCGATATTGTCAACACACGTTTTTCTACCAGTCTGATCACAGGTGGAGAAGTTATTATTAATGGTGGAGATAATGCGGCAATTGATATTGCCGCTGGGACTGGGGTTTTTATCGATAATACGACCGATCCCTTAAGCCCATTTCCCCAGAAGGTATCCTGGGATATTTTTTCGGCAGAATCTATCCCGGTAGGTTCACAGTTTCTGACGTTTATTGGGTTGGACTTGTCTTCTGGCACGGCGGTTGTTGTTCTACAAGCGACGAATTGGACTCCTGAACAACGTAGGACGATTGTTACCCTGGCCGTTGCGATTCATACGGGTCAAATCGAAGTGGAGAGCATTGGCTCGGATTATAGTTTTGGTTTGGATGACAAGCAGACGCTAACTGATTTTGCAAAGACTATCCTGTCGGTTAATGCCGGTGGGGGAAATATATTTAGTGCTAATGGTGCTAACCTGGATATAGATAAGTCAGCGGGATCGACTTTTGGTATTGGCAGCAATTATCAGAACGATAAAGAATCACCTAATATAACAACGGATCTGGTACAAACTCCTGTTCCTGCTTTTTTATACACCTATCAGGATGGTTTCGGAGGGTTTATTAATGGTCCTATCGTATCAGAGATCGACCCAGACCAATGGGATGATGGGGATGGAACGCTTGGTTCGGTCGGGGGCACTAATTTCACAACACAACGGATCTGGTTCTTCCCGGAAACAGCGTTCACGATAATCCACTACGGCCAGACACTATATGGCAATTTAAGCGATGCAGAGAAAGACATTAATACAGAAGTGTTTGTTAAGAACTTTGGCTTAGTGACCGGTTTTCGTGGGTGGTTGATTGTCAAAAACGGTGTAACAGATTTGACTGCAGCCATTCTTGCCAACGATGCCAAGTTTTTAGCAGCAGGGATGTTTGGTGATGTATTGAGACCTTAATATTTTAGTCATGAGGGAATATCTATGTCCTTTTTAGTTTGGACAGATAAGAAAAAAGCAGAAGCATCTTTAATAGCTATAAATGCTGTGTATGGCTGCCCCTATAGAGCTGAAAATGGCTATAGGATGGATCAGTGGGATTTTATTGTTAAGGCAAGGACTACCAATGATCACGGATTTTTTAAGCCGGAGGAAAGACTCGGTAAGGTATTGGATGCCCTGATGAATGCACTAAGTACCGGGTATATTGAGTACACGGAAGAACCGAGCGCGTTTTATTCTGAAGATGAAGATGATAATGCTCTATAGATGTAGGAAAGGAGTAGGGAGCGAGGTATAGAATCGTTAATTTATTTGCAAATTAAATATTTTTGTTATACTTTATTATACTAAGACTGTGTAGAGACCTAAATTATTGGCAATCTCTGCGAAAAAGTAGTTTATTTTTATATCGACCCTTATGAGTCGGTGGCAATCCCAATGTTTCACATGAGGCATTGAGCCCCTCCTTATACCATTTGGCAATCGATTAAGTAGTTTCTCAAAAACACTTAATTGGAGGCTGTCAAATGGCCCGATCACTCACAAATAATGAAGTTGCCCAGTTTGATGCGGAAGTCAAACAGGCATACCAGAAGTCCAGTATTCTCCGTGGTGCTGTCCGGGTAAAGACCGGAGTCGTGGGCGCCACCCATCAATTTCCGACATTCGGCAAAGGTCTGGCCACCCCAAGGCTGCCACAGACCGATGTCATTCCCATGAATATCCAGCAGGATAATGTAGTTGCTACGCTGGAGGATTGGAATGCTCCGGAATATACGGATATTTTCGATCAGCAAAAAGTCAACTATTCAGAGAGGGCGGAACTGGCTACGACCATCGCTATGGCGATTGGCCGTCGGCAGGATCAGCTTATTCTGGATGCTCTCACTGCTGGTGTTGCTGGTGGTGGTATCGCCGGAACGTCTGCCACGTCAGTTATGACCGTGGCTAAGTTGACGGAAATTTCGGAATTCTTCGATGACCAGGGCGTCCCTGAGTCGGAGCGCCATCTAATTTGGAGCCCGAGAGCAAAAAGGCAGATTTTGGCTGATGAAAAGGCAACCAGTGCCGATTTCGCCTCTATCAAAGCTCTTGTCAACGGTAAATTCAACGAATACATGGGTTTTACTTTCCACATGATAGAGACCCGCGTTGAAGGCGGGCTGGTTAAAACCGGAAATGACCGGTCTTGCTTTGCCTTCCATGGCGGCCAGCGTGGTTCTCTTGGTCTTGCGGTAGGGATTGACTTTAGAGCTACGGTTGATTGGATTGCTGAGAAAACATCCTGGTTATCCAATGGTCTTTTCTCGGCGGGATCAATTGTTATCGATCCCCTGGGCATCGTTTCCGTAATCGTAGACGAATCTTAAAAACTAATTTGGGCCCCCTGTTTCTGGGGGCCTGAATCTTAAAGAAGGAACTATAAAATGTCTTTTATTCGAACTGATTTCAGCCCTGTAGGGGCACAAGGAAGGGCTGGGGTAGTTCCCCAGGTCTTTGCTTATACGTCGCCCGATACACTGGCAACAATCAAGGGGTCCGGTTATTTCCCGATAAACTCAGCTAATCCAAAGTTGAATATGTTGGGGGTGTTCAAGCCCAATGACTGGATTATGGTCACTTCCGAAACGGGGGGGACAATTGCCTTTTCCATCATCTTTATCTTAAACGATGGAAGTGATGGTAACGCGATCACCACCCAGACGGTGGATATCAACGCAGCTTAATCCTGGAATCCCCCCGTATTCGATTGCGGGGGTGTTCTTAAAGAAAGGATATTTATGTCTTTTAATAACAAAGGATTCTCTCCGGTTCATGTCAATGCGGGGCCACTTTCTCCCAGGATATTTTCTTATTTTAATCCCGATGATCTTTTGAGCGAGATTTTGGAGCCCGGTTACTTTAACGAAAAAAAATTGATCATGCGCCCGAACTCATTTGTGAAAGTTGTTTGTAAGGATGCAATCGTCGAGCTTGTCATTGAAAAGAATACTGGCGATGTGACTGTCAAGGATGAGTTTTTGCGTGCCACAGATCCATATAAGGATTTAATATCTGGCAAAAAGCATGGGCATCCCAGGCCAAAACCCAGAGGACCCAGAAAACCACGGCGAACCAAAGCCCAAATTGCTCGGGATAAAAATAAAACCGAATTAGCTAAAACGGGGTAATCCATGGCTTCTGATGTCGGGATTTGTTCTAAAGCTCTTCTGAGGCTGGGTGCCAGTGCTATATCTGACTTTTCAGAGGGAAGTACAGGGCCTCTTTGTGCTGAGATTTTCCCTGAATTAAAACTGCGTATTCTCACTTCTTATCCATGGCGATTCAATACCATTAAATCCAAGCAATTAAACCGCACTCTGGCAGAACCTCCCACTCAATATAAATACGTTTATGAGCTTCCTCCGGATATGCTTAACAATCTTCCCCGGACAGTCTGGAATTCACCCTTTAACCAGGGCCGCTCCAGCCAGTTTACTGATTTCGATATTTTTGAGGATAAGCTTCTAACTTCAGCAGAAAAAATACTGATTGATTACCAGATCGATAAGGTCCCCGATGTTTTCCCGGTCCACGTTACAAATTTAACCATTTACGCGATGGCGGCTGAAATCGCCCTGCCTGTTACAGACCAGCAGAATACAGCCAATGCTGCGGAAATCCGCGCATGGGGTACTCCTCAAGAAAGAGGCAAGGGAGGCTATTTCAGGGAGGCTGCGCGTATAGACTCCCAGGGCCACCCATCCCAGGCTATCAAGAATTATCCCCTTACGGCAGTTCGGCATGGAGGTTTGTAATGGCCCGACTGCGCCCAATCAAAACCAATTTCACCAATGGTGAGGTAGACCCGCTTATTACAATGCGCTCCGATCTGGAGTTGTTTGTTAATGGTGCGGCCAAAATGCGAAATGTAGTTTCCTTTCCGCAAGGTGGATTCAGGCGGCGTGATGGTCTTGAGTTTATGTCCGCTATTCCACCTGGGGTCCAGGTAAAACCTATTGGTATTGTCAATATAGGCATCAACGGCGGGGGCAGCAGTTATGCTGTGGGCGATAACCTGGTTCTCTCTGGAGGAACGGGAACTTTTGCCAAGTTGAGGGTGGAATCTGTTTCAGCCGGAGTAATAACCGGGATTATTTTGATTGATGCCGGAGATTATACCGTGGCACCAGCATCTCCAGCAGTCCATACAGGAGGAGCGGGAACTGGCGCAACTTTTACCTTTGATGCGGAAACTCAGGCAATTGTCTTCCCGGTGGATTTCACATTTGCAGTAAACCAGAATTATTTGATCATTTTCACGGTCTCCCGTTTTTATATATTCCGCAAAGAAGATACTGGATCCGGCATAAACCAATTAGTTGAGCAGGGGCTACATCCTTACAGCAATGATGATCTGGAGGAGATTACCTGGACTCAGAGCTTGGATGTCATGCTGATTTTCCACAAGAATCATCCTATTTTCCAGCTCACCAGAACAGCTGAGACAGTCTGGACTTGGGACGCATTTTTAATAACGAATCCACCCTCTTTTGCATTTGGGGTCCTACAAACGGCGGGGCTTTCGATTGTTAAGCCGGATAATGTAGGCTCGATTGTTGCCATCACTGCTGACGCGCCGGCTTTTGTTGCGGGAGATGTCGGCAATTACATAAGAGTGTTTGGCTCTGCCAATGCTGAGGGTGAGGATAATTCCTCTTTTTATAGAATTGACTCTTTTACCAGCACAACGATAGTTCAAGGGGAAGCCCTGGTTTTGCCCTTGATTGCAAGCGTTGGCCCGATAGTCGTCAATGGTATTGAATGGCTTTTAGAGGAACCAGAATGGTCTTTTGATCGGGGGTATCCCCGTTGTGGAACATTTTTTCAAGGACGCCTGTGCGTAGCAGGGTCCAGGCAAAGGCCTAATACCTTATGGACATCCAGGGCCGGTGATATCAATGATTTTAATAATGGTGGGGTTGCCGATGATTTAGGGATTGCGATAACTTCTGATGCTGGGAGTGTTTCGACATTCCAGAATATCTATCCGGGTCGGCACCTACAATTATATGCGGATAGCGCAGAGTTTTATGTTCCGATCTCTGAGTCAGAGCCTATGACTCCTACCACAGCGGCTTTGAGACGGACAACTTCAGTGGGATCGATACCAGGCATTCCTGTGTTTGAAGTGGATGGCGTTGTTTATTTCATTCAACGCGGGGGCGAATCGATGCGCCAGTTTGTTTTTGAGGATGGGGAGAAAGCTTATTCGGCCAATATTGTTTCCCTGTTTTCCAGCCATTTGATCAGAAACCCAAGAGATGCGGCATTTAAAAAATCACTTAATACGGAGGACGGTAATTATATCTGGATTGTGAATCGGCAGGATGGTTCCCTTGCAGCTTTCAGCCTTTTGCGCTCTGAGTTGATCAATGCCTGGTCCCTGCAAACAACCGAGGGAGCCTTTCATCATGTCGCTGTTTTGGACCAATCTACTTATTTTCATGTGCAGAGAACTATCGATGGGCAGTTGGTGGATTATATTGAGTTTTTCAATCGAAATTTAAGGTTTGATGCGGGTGTGATAGCAACCAACCTCGTTTCTCCGGTGGCCGTAGTAAGTGACTTGGAGCATCTCGAAGGAGAATCTGTAGGCGTTTTTGTTGATGATATTTTATTTGCAAACGAGACAGTTGTCGGTGGTTCCATAACATTACCTGAAGAGGCTCAGAGTTCCTATCAACTGGGTATCCCGTTCCCGGATATTGAAGGAGAGGAAGCAGGAACCAATGTTTTAGTCCAAACCTTGCCGGCGGATGTGCTTTTACCTGAAGGTTCAAGAATGGGGAAAAAGAAAAGGATCCCCTCTTGTACCGTTCGTTTTGTTGATACTCAGGGTTTTTATTTACAGAACATTTTAGTTCCCTTCCGGAATCTTCCGGAAGTATTAGATGTCGCTATTCCACTGCAATCAGGGCAGAAGGAATTAAGAGGGCTTTTGGGATGGGATGAGTTTGGCCAGATAAAAGTAACACAAAAAGAACCATTGGCTATGACTGTTTTGGGAATGGCTTACGATTTGAGTACTGGATAATGTCAAACAACCTTTCAAATATATTTCAGCGAGGAGCGCCTAGGTCTGGAGGGTTGCAAGGCCCTACACGAACCAGTAGCTTTGAGCGCTTTGTCGATAAAAATGTTACGCAAGAAAACGCTGCGACTATTTTGTCTGGGGGCAAGACCACCAGCCTGTTCCTGGCTGGTACAGATAAAATCTTTCAGGGAATCGATGGCCTTTCAAGGGCGAAGTCCGCATTCAATCAGGCTCAACTTTTAGATTTTGATGCTAAATCGGCTGAGATCAAGGGAAAGTTGAATGCCGCTGATGCTTTTGAACGGTTAAACGATGTGCAGGCCGCAAACATAGTGGCCTCCTTTGCCAGTGGCATACGTCTACAAGGATCTACGGCAGTTGTTCAACAGGTTGTATCGAGTCAGGCTGATTTTTCCGCTGCCCTCTCAAAAGCTAATGCAGCGCTGGTAGCTGGAGGTTTGAGACGAGAGGCTAAACAGGCGGAAGATTTTGCAAGGCGCACAAGGTCCAGGGCGAAGTCCGACATTATCGTGGGTACTATAACTGCCGGGGCTTCATTATTTTTATAGGATAATTCATGGCTGAAAGAATTAAAAATTTAGGTTTCAGGGATGAGGTCATTGGAGGCCGAAGATCCTCTGGTTTTAGTCCTCCACCTTCAGGGGGGTCTGGTATCCAGGGTTTCCTTGCTGGATTTGAAGCCGTCGAGAGGAATGAAAAGGCTGAAAAAATCAGAGCCGAAAGAGCGAAGGAAAAAGCTCTTAAATCTTATCTGGATACTGTCTCGGTTGATTATAAAACCCAGATAGACGTTATGGAGTCAGAGTCTCCGCGCAATGCCCAGGCCATCGTTAAAAAGGGAACCGCCTACAGAGATGGCATTGTTGACAGTGCCCCGCCTGTTTTACAGCCCCTCATTAGAGCTAGGATCGATAATTATTTAAACCTGAAAAGGTCCAAGGCCAATAAGGCGGCCACACTAGAAATTCAGGCTCAGAATGAAGCCACTGAAGCCCGTCTTGCATCGAGAGATTTTGCAATATTGAGTGAAGCTTCTGCCGGGATTTATTCCAATGACATGGACTTAAGAAATGCCAGTGAGGTTGAGGTCCAGTCTCTCGAGCGTGAATTAGCAACCCGCCTCTTTTCCCAGGGCATAGATGATTTTGGAGTTCCATTTGATCTTCATAAAAAGGAAGACATTACTGCCAGGTTGCAGAATTTCCAGGATATCTCTCAATCAGCAGCCATCAAGGCATGGTTCCGGGAACAAGAAGATCCAGACAAGGCATACCTTCAATTAAAGCGTGGAGGGTTTAAAGTTGATATCACCACTTTTAAGCGAAACCGTAAGGATGGATCGGTAGAGGAAACCTTTAAGTCAGTCAATGTGGTAAACGCTATTTCTGGGGATGGGCGTAAGAAATTATTTGAGGATATTGCTTCTGAAATATCATCCATCAACAGCATAGCTGATAAAGAGGAAAAGCAGGAGACCGAAGACACGAAAAAAGCTCAGAGGCTTACAGGTTTTGATAACTGGCGAAAAATTGATGAACCGAACCCGGATGAAGCCCCGTTGACCCTGGATACGATCCGTCAGCAATTAGAAGCGAACCTGATTGAAAAAGACGATGCCATAGCCCAACAAAAAGCGATCACCGACCCCGAGCGAATTGAAGATGATCCAGATTTCTACAATACTGTCGATCAACAAATAGACCTTGGCGTAGATTTTCTGGCTGAGATTAATGAAGGTTTTGCCGCTGGTTTATTGAGTAAAAAAAGCGCGGCTCTTCTAAGGACAGAAAACAGGGCAGTGCTCGATAAGACCAGGACCTCTCTTGAAAAAGCGGTTGACGATGCGGCGAGCGATACCTTGAAAGACCTCAATACCGGGTTGAAGGTGAATACCTTATTCACCATCCTTGACCGGGATCAGGGGCCGCGTCAGGTGAAAGCCCGACAGGAAGCCCGTAGGCGTATCAATGAAATCAAATCAGAGGCAGAAATAAAAACAATTGAGGATGTCGAGTTATTCAGAGAAAAATTAAACAGGCTCAATGCGGAATTGATTCGTACTCACCGCTTCAAAAAGAAAGAGGCGGCTCCTATACCTGCCGAGGTTCCGGCTTTAACGCCTGATCAGTTGACTATGAAGACCTTGAAAGAGGGTGTTGAGAATTTAAGAAAGCAGAAGAATCTGGGCGCTATCACAGAAGATGCCTTTAATACCGGGAGTCTTCAAATTATGCAATTAATAGAAAATTTAAAATCAAAACAAGCGGAGACTGAATAATGGCACAGGCAACTTTAGAAGGTCCGGATGTAGATAACGCTGCCTCAGATTACGAGGTCTATCGTGAAGAGGTTACCAACTTAGAAGTCCAGAAGTTTTTGGATGCTGAATTGGGTCTTAACCGTGAAGAGGAGGAGGCAAGGGATCCTTTGGAGTTCGTCAAAAAGGATGCGACTCCGGCTACAACTGAGCCGATTGACGCTAAGATTTCTTTAACGAAATCGATTGCACAGAACATTGTTGAGATTCCTCTCCAAGCTACTGCCGGGCCTATCGACGCCTTCAACGAAGTTTTGGATTTTACTAATGATATTGGCGATGCCCTGACAAAAATAGGCTTGCCCTCTTCCTTCCTTCAGATCACAAATCCAGCGGGTGATTTGGATATCCGGTTTTTAAAACCTGGGGAAAAGGAGTTAGCTGAGGCTGCCGGATTTTTAGCGGTGCCACAATTACCGGCTCCAGGGAAGGCAGACACCCCGACCGGAGAAATGACCCGAGAGGTGACTAAGTTTCTGGCCGGGTTCCTTCCGGCTGTTCGCGGAGTGAAAGCCTTAAGGGGAACCCAGAAGGCTGGGACTACGGTGATTGAGGCGACTACAGCATCGGCTATTTCGGCGGCTATTGCCAGGGACCCTCATGAGGCACGGTTGGCTACTTTTTTGAATGATGTCCCGTGGTTATCTGAAATTGTTCCGGATTATCTGGCTGACAATAACCCTAAAAACGAATCGGTCTGGGAAGGCCGTTTAAAGAACGCAGTTGATGAGGCTGGATTCGGACTGGTTGCCGATGGCCTCATTAGCTCGTTCAAATTTTATAAGGCACAACGCAAAGCCAAACGACTGGCTAAGGAAGAGCAAGACGTTTTTGATAAGGAGCGCATCAAGCAGGAAGAACTTGAGGCGTCTGTGCAGAATGCGCCTGAAGTTACAGCCGAACAACTTTTAGGGCTCGGGGATCCTGCCAGTAAAAAGTCTTTTCAGAGAATTGGTAAAGCTGAGAAAAGAGTTGGTGGGGCAACGGCTGTCCCGGCTGCGCAAGGGAACATTTTCATCAACATGGCCAGGATTGATACTCCTGACGATGTAAGGAAATTGATCAAGGATGTTGCCGATGCTGACGCCGCTGCCATTAATAAGAAACGTGGTGGAGCGAAGAAAACTCTCGGGAAAATGATTGAGGAATCTGACGATGCTTTTTTAGACATCAAGGATTTGATTGGCCGGGATCCCGGTCCCATGACAGCGGCTCAGGCGATTGCTTCCAGAAAAATTCTAGCCTCTTCTGCCGATCAGTTGGTGGCCTTAGCTAAAAAAGCGAATGCTCCTGAAGCCACTCAGGCAGACCTTTACACATTCAGGCGTGGGATGGCCGTTCATTATGCGATCCAGTCTGAGGTTGTGGCCGCTCGAACCGAAACAGCCCGGTCTCTCAGATCATGGGCCATCCCTGTGGGGACCGATGCCCAGAGAGGGGAGGCTATTGCAGAGTTGATCAACGCCACGAATGGTGCTGCCAGTACCAAGAAAATGGCAAAGGCTCTGGCCAATGTCGGTCATAACTTAAAGGGCGTCAACCTTATGGCCGAGCAGTTTTCCCGGCCAAAAATTTCAGATGTCATTTATCAGATTTGGATCAACGGGATTCTCTCAGGCCCGGCCACTCAGATTGTGAATATTCTGGGTAACGGTATCAAAGCTGCTTATGTGATTCCAAAGACTTTGGTGGATGCCAGTATTTCGAAAGCTTTTTATGACGGTGAGATTTCCTATTTAGAGGCTACCAGTGCGGCCTTTGGGCTAGTAAAAGGAATGAGAAACGGAATGCGGTTGTTGTGGCATGGAAATAAGGCAACCGATATCGGAGACCTTAAAGCACAGTTTGAGCAATTCTCTAAAATTGAGGGGATTAATGACAATATCATCAGTGCCGAGGCGTTTGGGTTAGGCGCTGAGAGCGCTTTTGGTCGGGGTATCGATTATATGGGCAGAGCCCTGAATCTTCCTACCTCAATGCTGAAGGGAGCCGACACCTTTTTCAAGGCCATTGGCTACCAAATGGAAGTCCAGAAAAGGGCTATGCGGCAAGGACTCTCTGAAGGACTTGACGGGAATGATTTAGCTAAGAGAATCCAAGAACTCACTGATAATCCTCCACCTAACATTAAAGCCGATGCTATCTCTGTAGCTCATTATCAGACCTTTACCAATCCGCTTGGAGAAAAAGGCCGAAAACTGGCGACCGGATTAAGAGCTTTCCCAGGAGTTCGTTATGTTGCTCCTTTCATGCGGACCCCTACCAATATTTTGGTGGACACCTTTCTGGGTACTCCTCTGGCCCTTATCTCCCGTCAGGTACGGGCAGATATCGCGGCTGGAGGAACCCGAGCCGCCCAGGCATGGGGAAGGATAGGAACAGGATCAATCATGATGTTGGCTGCCGCCGATATGGCGATGGAGGGAACTATTACAGGGAAAGGCCCCAGTGACCCGAGATTGAGGGCGAACCTCCTCAGGACCGGATGGAAACCTTATTCAGCCAAATTAGGAGGGGTTTATATCCCCTTCAACCGAGCCGAGCCGATTGGGAACTTTTTTGCCTTTGGCGCTGATATTTCTGAGGTCATCAATAACCTAGATGATCCGGACGCTGATTTTCTGGTTTCAACGATGGTCATGGGGTTTGCTGAGAACTTAAAGAGCAAATCCTATATGCAGGGGATTGTGGGAGCGATAACGGCTTTTGATCGTTCAAACCCTATGAAAACTCCGGAAGAATGGGCGGCCAGATTCGCTCCCTCCCTGGTTCCGTTTTCATCCTTTTTCCGGCAATTGGCCAAGGCCGCTGATCCAACTTTGAAAATAACGGAGACGGCTCCGGGCGATCCTAATTTAATTAAGGGGTTTGATGAGAAAACAGCGGTTTACCTGCAGGAAGTTTTAAATGAATTTAGGTCCAGGGCTCCGGGTTACTCTGACACATTGCCTTTACGCCGGGATTTATGGGGCAAGGAAATTACCAGGGCAAGCGGGTACGGCATGGCTTTTGATTTGCTTTCGCCAATTTATGCTAGTGCCGAGAAACCCGATCACATAGAGAAGATTCTTATTGATAATGAGGTCCCGATCAGTCATGTAGGACGGGAAATTCAAGGTGTTAAGCTGACGGGTGCCGAATATAGTGAATACGCAAAATTTGCAGGAGAAATGCTTCGTGTTCAAATGGAAGAGCTGGTGACCGATCCGGAGTTTATAGCTGAAACCGATGGCCCGGATGGGATGAAATCATTATTAATCCAGTCCGTAGCCCGGAGGGTTCGGACTGTGGCCAGATTCATGATGATAGAGCAGACGCCAGCCTTAAGGAACCGAATTAACCAGCGTCAGGCGCTTACCGAACAAAATCTTTTGGGAAAAACAACTCCACGGGATATGGCTATATCAGCGCCGGTCCTTCCTGTTATGGATGCCCCAGAAAGCAACAAATCCGTTAAAGATCAATTAGGAGGTAAATAAGTATGAGCGTACCAGTACAAGACCCTATCAACCAATTCATAATAACAGGTGGTGAAACAAGTGGTCCATGGACCTGGAACCTTCAAAAAGAAGAGGACCTGGTTGTATTCAAGCAACTGGCCAGCACCAAGGCCATTGTTCCTCTTGTCCGGAATACTGATTACACCGTCAACCCAGCGGGTTTGAATAATGATAACGGCGGGACTATAACTTTTTTAGCCCCTCAACTCCCGGCGGCTGTGGGGGATATCTGGACTTTACTTAGAGATACTGCGATTGATCGCTCTCAGGACTTTGCCACAAAAGGAGCCTTTCTGGCCAAAACTATTAATGGTCAATTAGACGAACTCACCCGCATTGCCCAGGACCAGAAACGGGACATTGGAACTGCTGTTCGAAAAGATCCTGGCGTAGGTGATACGCTCAATCCGCTTATCCCTCAGCCGGTGGACGAACGTGCATTAAAATTCAGGGATGCTGGTGGCGGGAACTTTGATCTTGTGATGTCTGATGGTGACCCAGACCAGCAGACCAATGATGCGGCGAATTCTGCTGCAGCGGCTTTAGCTAGTGAGCAGGCTGCGGCTATATCTGAGACTGGCGCAGAGACTGCTGAAACGGGTGCGGAGACTGCTGAGACTGGCGCAGAGACGGCTGAATCAGGAGCCCAAACTGCCCAGGCAGCGGCTGAAGCGGCTGCAGCTTCGGGCCTTTATAAGAATGTTTTTGACATCGATTTCTCTGATAGTCCTTTTACAATTCTCAGCAGTCAGGACGGATTTCTTATACAGGTCGATACAACAGGCGGGAACGTTATTGTGAATCTTCCGGATTCTACCGGCCTTTCTGCCGATTTTAGGGTAGGGGTTGCCAGAATGACGGCAGGCGGGAATACCCTGGATGTCCAGAGACAGGGAACGGATACAATTAATGGGGTTACAAGTGTTCCTATTGATACCCAGTACCAGACACTTAATTTGATTTTGGACCAGTCTCAGGGCGAGTATCTGGCTACAGATATTTCACTGGCAAACCTTTCCTCGCCTCCTGCAATTGGGGATGTAACGCCGAATTCCATAGAGGGAACGATCATCAAGGCAAATACTCGTTTTGAAGGTCCTCTCGGAAGCACAAACCCGGCAGCCGTAAAAGCCACCACTTTTGAAGGCAACACCGGTGGCACTACCATCAATGAGTTTTCTATAGATGGAACGTTGGCCGGCAATAGTGACGATGCGGTGCCGACTGAAAAGGCGGTGAAGACTTATGCGGACACAAAAATAGCGGATGCTGCCGGCGTTGTAGATCAGGCTAATTTAAAAACATCTACACAAGAACTTTCAATAACTTTCTCCGGCTCTCCGCAAAACATGAATTTTACTTCGGTTGGAGAATATGGATTCCACTTCCAAGACAGAAATGATGCTGCCGGGAAAGCATGGGCTGGCTATGCCACCTCGACTTCTTTTTCAAGCACGTCATATACCACGCATATAATAGTACAAACAAATATAAGTCCAATGACTCTGTTTATGAGGCATAGGTTTGTTCAAGCGTCCCCCCCCTATGACTTAGGGGATGGGGCTGTCCATACTTTTATTTATGCTGTAATTGAAAATAAAACGGGTAAGATTTTTGCTATGAATATTTCCCAAGATCCACCATGGATATATCACTCTGAATTTGGAATAAAGAGAGCTATGGTTTTTGACGATCCAAAAACAAAAAAACGGATGTATGTAAAGCATGCAAAATTTGATCCTACCCAGCCAAATGCAAAGGAATTATTTGAAAACCCCCCTGCGTCAGAAATTGTAGAATATAATAATGCGCTAAAAATAGAAGCAATGCCTCTATTCCCGCATCCTTACCATGATCAAGTATGGAATAAATTAAATACGGAAAAGGAAAGTGTTCCTGATCTGGATTTTTGGAACAGGCATCATGTGGCCTTAATTGACCCTGTTTCTAAGACGGCCGAGAGATTGGATAGGATGTGCGAATGTGGGGATGAAACTTTAAAACTATTCCATGATGGCTATTTAAAAATCGACAACACGGATATAGAAAATCGAAAACGTCCTAACGGTGTCGCTTGTTACGGTGCAAGATGGAAATAAAAATCACAACTCCAAAAATGGGAACCACACCACACAAAATAGAAAGCACAAGATATTCAATGATCATAATTTTAGTTTAGCATAAAAGAGCAGGCCGGGTGTGAGAAGCACCCGAACCGACACGCGTAAACGTGCCACTGGATAACCAGCTACCCACGAAAGCATCCATGGCGCAATGGACAATGAAATCAAAGAGGATCATCCAGTGGACTATATTACCAAAGAAGATTTAAAGGATCATACTGCTGACATAAAAGAACATATCAATTTAAAACTGGACCCGATAAATAAAACTCTGGACGGTCATCAGAAAACATTGTATGGCAAAACAGGCTCTAATGGTCTTGCCGGTTCAGTCACAGTCTTGAAGTGGGGGTACGGGCTGCTTACCCTGGGCATCGCCTCTCTTATCCATAAAACTTTTATGTGAAACCAAAGTGGCTAAAATTAAGCTACTTTCTTTTTCTGGATTTCCTGTGTCGCTTCCTCCTGTTGAGAAGAATAATCTTCGCCAGTTTTTTTTGACGTATTAGTGTGCTTCAGAGCTTTCATTATATCCACCTCCTCTCGCAATAACGAGATGGTGCCCTCCATATAACTTAGCTGATTTTTAAGTTCCGCAATGTCCGTCACAAGGCTTTTGACCAAGCTCACTTCCATTTGAACCAGAGAAGACTCCTCCTCGATTCCAAGTATCCATTCCGGGCTTTTATCATAAAGCTGGCTAAGTATCGATACCCACTTTTTAGGGAAGACACCTCTTTTTTTGGCATCAGAAATTGTCCCTTGTGACAAAGTCAAGATATCAGCTAACTCTCTTTGGTTTCGAATTCCCAGCCCAAGTAACCGAAAAAAAACATCATCAAAATAATTAGTTTTAGAGTTCATATGAAGAATAAAACAGAATTTATACGTATTTAACTTGACTTTTACGAATAACAGCCTATACTACTAACAAGATCCAAATAGGATCGTTTACAGGTGATCGAGATTATGAAATCCAAAAATATAAATAAACAAATACTGCGGTTCCGAAAGGAACAGCTTTTGGATTGCCCCTGCGTTTCTGTATCGTCTTGATCACCTTACCTAAATACCAGGGGTAGTCCTTCTTTTTCGCTTCTGTCTGGGCAATTAGCCAAGGCAGATTCAACGCCTGAGGAATGTCTGAATTCATAAAGGAGTCCCCAGTATGAGCAAGCATCGTTCCGTTAAAATCACGTTTAGCACAACTGAAGAACGTAAAAACAGACTGGAAAAGCTGGCTAAAGCCAATTATCGCAATAGTACGCAGCAAATTGAATGGTTGATCGACCAATATGAACCACCACCTAAGACGGTTAAGGAATAACGCGACACGGCTAGCGAAGGCTAGCATACATCCAGAGTATCTCAATATTAGGTTTGTGGCAACGTTTTTTTTAAAGCGCGGCAAGGCTGGGCTGGGCGTGGCGCGGCAAGGCTGGGCAAGGCTAGGCATGGCAAGGCCAGGCGAGGCGGGGCTTTTTAAGCCTTGAGTAATTAAAAATTTAATAAAAAGGTAACCATGAATGGAAAACAAGAAATCGGACACCAGATTGGAAACAGTAGCTCGAAAAGTAGTGTTGAAGGGCATCCGCCCAATCATGTTCGACCGGTACGCGGGGGACATGAGGACTCAACTTCAGTGGAGTCAAAAGGTTTACCTGATCCCTGGGACAAAAACAGTTTGTCTTCCAGGCATAAATATTGTGTCTTTCTTGTCAAGCCACAACACCAACTCCGCCCCTAAACGGCTGAGGGACATCAGGCAATACAAAAAAATAGCGAACGCTTGCCTTTCCTTTGTAGAAATTCTAGGCCCTCCTGACTCCCCAGAAGACCTGCCCTTTCTGCGGGAGGGGAAACCTATTGAATTTGGTGTTCCGGATGAGGACAGGGATGTTTTGTCCGGGATTTACATGAACCGGGCCGTGGCTCGGCTAGAGAAGGGAATCCCTAATGCCAAAGAACGTCCGGTGCTTCCACTTCCATGGTCACTTGAGTTTGAATTGAGGATTTACCCCAATAAAGAAATTAAAGAACAGGAAATTAAAAATCTATTTGAGGAAGGCGGTCTTGCCATTGGTTTGGGCACGTGGCGCGGAGTTTTTGGCAAGTTTGCTGTGGATGAGTGGCGCTAATCATCAGGGCGAGGCGTGGCTAGGCGTGGCGTGGCGAGGCTTGGCCTGGCTGGGCAAGGCAAGGCGGGGCTTTTTAAGCCTTGAGTAAACAGATTATTTATGAAGGATTTATTATGCAGGTGGTTTCCTTGGGGAATTCTCGCCTGAATGCTGCCCTTGGTTCTTTCCTTTATTACCCGTCCCGCGAAGACAGGCAGATCGAACCAAGGGCAGTTTTTATTTCACGAATTTGCAGGGAGTTTTGATATGACCAGACTTGAGGCGATAGAAAAAACTGCCGCCGAAATAAGCAGCTTGGAAAAATTTTTGAATCAATTAGATTCTAAGCATCCAGTAAACATTGTTGATCCTGGATTTATGGAAGAGCCCCTTGCCAACCTTGTCAATGCTTGTGATGAGGCTATGGTTTGGCTTAAAAAGGAAGCTGAAAAAGAAGAGGATGACAGTGCAATGACTCATGAGGAAAAGAAGCAGGAACTATGTATAAAAGATAGCGATTTTTAGTTAATTTAATCCGATATATTTGAAAGAACAATTAATTTTGGAGGTAAAAAATGAGTGAAGAAACATTTTTAACCGAAGAAGGACCTTGCGAATGGGCAAAACTTGTCGTGCCTGATATAAAATATGATGATTTTTGTATTGACCTGACTCTTCCGGCCGGGTTGGCTAAAGTTCACGCGGATAGAGTGAGGGGGGCTGTGATGGCTTATCCCAACCGTGAGAAAATCTTAGCGGATGCCCTGGCTGATCCGGCTCCGCACCCGAGAGGAGGTCCGGTTAAGGGGATGGCTCTTCCCCCTTGGAAAGTCGCAGAAAATGGGGATTTCAAGTTCAAGTTTCGGAGTGATTCTGTGGGTGGCCCAAAGGGCGGACCTAAATTCGATATCACTATTGATATTTTTGACGCAAAAATGAATCCTTGGCCTCGGGATGTGCTGATAGGTAATGGATCTAGTGTAATGGTTTGCTATTACCTTTATCCGTGGAATAACGCGACCCAGGGGGGCATAGGCTGCACCTTGAGGCTTGTCGCGGTCCAGGTTATTGACCATGTTCCTTATGAGTCTGAGGTGCGCACTCACGGCTTCACACAGCAGGAGGGTGTCGATATGGCGGGTCATGGTTTCACTCCGCAGCATACTCCGGCTCCAGCTTCAGTCGAGCAACCTTATCAAAGCCACACAGGCGGTCCTGTGGTTGACGATATCCCATTCTAAGGAGGAGCCATGAAAGCCACTGAATATGGATTTAAAGATGAAACGAAGTCTCCCACTGTAATAAAAGACGGGGACCATGATCAAGAGAGATACGGGAAGAGCCAAGTTGAAGGTTTGACGTTGGCCCCTCCTCCCATGGATGAAAAGCTAGATGATCGCTCAACGGCCATGCTTGATAGAGCCAATGCTTTCGCGTGCAAGGCTCCATCAGATTATAAGGTGGGTGATTTGGCGGTCTCTGAGTGCGCGGCGCTGATTAAAAGGATCAATGAAATTCATGATCCGATTTGCGATGCGACAAACAAAGCCTATAAGGCTGCTACTGGGGCTCGAAAGAAACTGATAGACCCTATTGCGGCCGCTTCCAAAATCATCGATACAAGGCTAGGCAATTTCAAGATGGCATACGACCGTAAAATTGCTGCCGAGAAAAAAGTTTTAGACGACAAGGCTCGAAAGGAACAGGAGGAAACTGCCCTCGCCCAGGCTGTCGAATTGGAGGAAGATGGGGCTCCTGCCGAAATTGTGAAGGCCGTTCTTGAGACTGCCAGTGAACCGGCGGCCGCCATGAAACCCGAGACCCCGGCGCTTTCCTCGAACAACTCTCGGACTCCCGATTGGGATATCGAAATAATTGATAAAAAACTGGTCCCAGACTACTATAAGACTGTTAATGAAGGGACTATACGGACAGCCGTTAGATCGGCAAAGGGAAATATTAATATCCCCGGTGTCCGGATTATAGATACTTTCAAGACCAGGAGGAAAGCGCTTTAGAGCTAAGAGTTTTTCGAGAGCTTTATAAATTTTGGGGATTGGCTCGCTGAAAAGTTCCAGAGTAGTGAGACGTCACGAAGCGAGTCCGAAGTAAGGGGGCCAATCTCCATTCATATCTTAAAGGAGAATGGTAGATGGATTTTGAAAAAGAGGTTGAGGCGTGGAGACATCTTTCACTTGGAGTGTACCAACCCACAGCTTACCAAAGAGTGATGATTGACGGTTTATATTTATTATTCAAACTAGTAATGAGCAAAAAATAAGGAGATCAAATGCAAAACATCATAGGCGCGGGACCTAGGATTAGAAAGTGGCGCAAGGCAATCCCAATGAAAGCTTTGGAGTTGGCAAAATTAATAAAAATATGCCAGGGAAGTTTGTCGGATATTGAAAACGAGAAAACAAATCCATCGGCACCGACAATCTTGAAATTTATACACCATACAAATATCAATATTTATTGGATGCTCACAGGCGAAGAGGGTGACATCAAGGACGGCGAAATACCGAAAAAAGAAGAAACTCTAACCATAACTGTTTCGCCAGGGCAGGAAATCGTCATCAAAGGGAAGGATTAATTAGGAGGGGCTGGCCCCTAAGTACCTTACTACCTTCAGAGGCATCTGGGGGCAACGGGAGACGGGAGTTGCGCAACCAGCCCCGACCTTTTTAACTTAAATCAGCGAACAAAGTGGAGACAGTTTTATGACTTCAGACGAACAACTAAAAAATTGGGTTGCTGGCAAATCTATTCACAATAAGAACACGGATGAATGTTGTCCTGATTTTTCATGCTGCCATCCCACCTATAGCGCATCAATGGAAGAAAGGAAAATATTTCAAGATGACAACAAGGAAACAAGATTTAAAATGCTTGGGAAATTTCTGGCAGAAGCGGTGGTAGCTCATTCTGACAAAAAAATTCATATTGCCGGTCAGGACGGAAACCCATTTATTGAGAAGAACTAAACCTGCGGACAAAGTGGGGACAAAATAGATCCTGACATGAAATCATCTACCGAAAGAGAAATGGTATACTCCTCACCCACCTATCGCGGGAGGGGTTTACCAATGTCCAAGAAAATCATCAATGGTAGATGGTATTCGAATATCTACGACCCAGAAAATCCTAAGAAAAAAATTGTAGTTTCGCTGGATGCTTATGCTCCAGAAAAACGAAAGTCTGATATAGCTTTGGGAGCTATTCAACGGGATCTGGAGAATGGTATCAGACCAATTTCTCCAAGGACCACAATAGCTAAACTCAGACTTCCCTACAAGCCAAAAGAGCGGCCTAAAAAAATATTTAAGAATCACATACATCCGTTCTTTGGGAAATATAAACCTAAGGAGGTTGACAGTGTACTCATTGAGCAGTATATCGAATTTCGCTTCGGTCGTAATGCTAAAGGCGAACTTCAAGCCTACGCTAATACCATCAGTAAAGAATTACTTGCCCTCCAGCAATTGCTCCAAACGATCCTCGGGAAAACCTACCGAGTGCCGAGAGTCCCATTCAAAAAACTCAAACGATCAAAACTCCAGCCGCTGAATTTTATCCAGATTCAGGAAGCCTCTAAATTTGTTGGCAAGAATTATATAGAAATATTCTGGCTGATGGCTTTGACTGGCATTGAGATTGCTGATGTCTTGGCTTTACGGCCAATGGATTTCAAGCAGAAATGGCTGGACACTGAGAGATCAAAGACCGGAGAGGTTATCAGGGTGCCTGTATGCCCATTCCTTTGGGATATTTTAAAGCCAGTGCCGTGGCCTATAGACAAACAAGAGACCATCTTTAAGAAGGTAACGGCGGACTCTATCAAATCAAATATAACCAGGGCTTTCAATAAAGCAGGGCTTAAAGGATACGGTTCGAAATATTTACGCCGGTTCATTGGCTCGATCCTTTTGCATTTGGGCAATACAGAGTCATGGATAGCTACCATGCTGTCCCATGCTGAGGGCTCGAATCAGACTAAAGAATATCTGGATATTTATCCGGAAAAAGCTGTTGAGGAATTTAATAAGATAACTGTTGGAGGTATGAAATGACGAGACCGGAAAAAGGGAAGGGAGGCAAAATGAGACATGAAGAAATAATGGCGCAAATAGAGATAAATAAAAAAATCTTTTTAGGGTCGAGAAAATTGTGCGGACTTAATCCATTTTGGTGGGGAATACAAGGCCCCGGAGGTAGCATGGAAAGGGTGGAATGTTGGGCCAATATTTTCGAGTTTTTACTTGTCTGCGTGGTAGTTATTGTGATTACGGTTGTTATTTTTGAATGGATTTTTTTATAAAGAGAGCAATATGGAAGATATGAGGATGGACTTCATATCAATAGCAGTATTTAAGCCTATTCGGTTAAATGATCTTCGTGAGGAGTTGAAACCGCTTATTGGAAAACTGGTAGCACTAGAGACTTCTTTTTTCCAAGACGATGGAGAATTTGCAAACCAGCAAACTTATGTGCTGGCGGATAGGGGATATCCTGGATTTTGGATACCAGAGGAAGAGTTAATATTTTTAAAAAAGGTGGTGTGGGAATGAGGCTAATTAGTGAGAAAAAAAATGGGAGATATGAGATGAGTGGGCAGGTAAAGCCGTGTAGGCGCAAAGGTCAAGATTGCAAAAGTTCCTAACGCTGACAAAAGCTCCTTGAGCTTTCACGGTGGGGTTGGCCCTGAATTATCCATTATTTTACTGGGTGACGTGGCATCCAAGGGAGCGCACCAATCCCCCCGCCTCTTATATTAAGGAGTTAACGTTGTATTCAATTTAAGGAGGAAGAATGAAATCTTTTGAGCGTGAGGTTCGAAGGCTGAAAATTTTTTGCATTACAAAGGGTTGCATGAATCCAAGCGGTGGCCAAAAGAGCACCCATAGGAATGTCCGGGATTTTTCAGAAAAAACCAAGTTAAAAGCCATCGAAGCCTTTGCATTAGGCATAAGAGTAAATGCTACGAATGCAGTGCCCACCCAAGGCAAATGGAAAAGAACAGCAGCGGGCTGGTTATGTCCTGAGTGTAAATAGAGAAAAGGAGACGATATGATTTCATTCCAAATAGTATCTGATGTCCCTCTGGACAGGCTTGTTATGCCAGTAACTATGAGAGTGGTTATTTTTCCTAAAGATCACTTGATCCCAAAAAATATAGAGGATGTTCTTCGAGGCAAACACCAAAAAAAAATTACCTATGAGAAGCTTACATGTCCTGTTGGAACAACCAGGGCCCAAAGATATGCGGCAAGGAAATATCTAAAGAAAAAATGGAGCCGTATAAAAGACTGCTCTTTCATAGATAATAATTTACTGTATATGAATTGCGACTTTCGATTAATTAGTAAGGAGGGGGAATGACAGTTAACAAAAGCTGCCTTGATTGCGCGTATGGCTTTAAGCATCCGGTTTGGCTGGATATAGTAGAGAACAAAAACTATCCAGCAATTGAATTAGGCGCTGTTTGTCGGTGGGAGGAGAGCTTGAGACCCCATTGGGTTAGTATCCAGCGCATAGATGAAGACCACCCCTTTATTAATTGTCGCGGCTATCGGCGAATTATTGATCGTCCTGTCAGAAAAGGGAGACAAGTTGATGGATGAAGATGAAAAATGTTTTGGATTTTTGAATTTCTTTGACCTTGTGGCGGTAGTTGTGGTGAGTATTTGCCTTACTGTTTATGGGCTAGCCAGTTGTTAGGTTTTTATAGCCGTGGACGGGGAAGAACATCAAGGGGAAAATAACGGGAAAACCGGCTCTCAAAAAGGTTCTAATATGAATACAATCAATAATGAAAAGTCTTGCCTCCGGCGTGAGAGGCCGGAGACATACCTTAAAATCTTCATTTGGGCACTCGCCCTAATATCTTTCATCCCCTATTTAATCATAGTCTTAGCTCTTAAATTGGGGAGATCCTTTTTGAGAATGAGCAACATAATCGCGGGAAAAATTAGGGAAAAACTATGAGCAACGAAAATCAATATAAAAATCCGGAGCATGGCTGGACTTGTTTCCACTGTGGTGAAACATTTCATAAATTGGGCTGTGCTCAAGAACATTTTGGAGAAACCCCTGAACGGCAGAGCGCTTGCCAACTTCGTGAAGATCCTGGGTTATTGGCGGCTTTTCGTAGACTCGAAAAGGAATATTTGGATTTGCTTATGAAATTTCAGGAATCGGATGAAACGGTGGGACACGCCATGAGTAGCATTATGAGTTCACTTAGGATGGCCCGTGGTTCTCTTGACGCTCATACGGAACATTTAAAATCTATCAAAGTTGATCCCCTCCAACCATTTGGTGATTTGCTTATTAAAGAAATTATTTGAGTCTACCCCGTAAATTCGCGGGAAAAACTTTAACTAAGGAGAATTTTATGAAAGCAAAAGATTTCGTTCATCCGTCAAACACTGAAAAGGGAATGACTGCACGCGACCATCTGGCGTCTCTAGCTATGCAGGGGATGGTCGGCAACATGAGGTCCACCCTCAAGAAATCTTTATTCGGCAACCCTGGTGAGTTGGACCCTGAAAGCATAGCTAAAGATTTTAATACTATCCCATCATTGGCATACCGCATGGCCGATATGATGATTAAGGAATCGGTGAAATAAATTAATAATCCTCAACAAGTCATTAAGGAGAATCCATGAAAGCTAAAACTATCAAAGCAATTTTAAACAAGGTCCATAAGGAATGGATTGGAACCATCACAGAGCCCATTGTGGCCCATCATGCCCAGATAAATACCATTGTGACCGGCGGTTCAATCGCCAGTATGTTGCTCAAGGAAGAGGTTAATGATTATGATATTTACTTCCGGACCAAAGAAGCGGCCTTGGAAGTTGCCCGATACTATGTCCAGAAATTTAACGATCAGCACCCGGATTTACCGAGTATTGCCACGGTGATCGAACTGGAAGACGGCCAGATTAGCCTGGGCTTGAAAAATATCGGAGTGCAAGGGCAGCCCCCGGCTGAGGAGGATGATATTTTTGGTATCCCAGAAGATCCGCTGGATCTTGAAGAGGAAAAAGAAAAATATCGCCCTGTCTTTATCAGCCCGAATGCCGTCACTCTTTCCAACAAGGTGCAATTGATATTCCGCTTTTATGGTGAGCCCGATGAGATCCATGAAAACTATGATTTTGTCCATTGCACGAACTACTGGACATCCTGGGATAACAACCTTGTCCTGAGGCAACGTGCTCTTGAGGCTTTACTGGCCCGTGAATTGGTGTACGTGGGTAGCAAGTATCCGGTCTGCAGCATCATTCGAATGCGAAAGTTTATCAAGCGTGGCTGGACAATCAACGCTGGGCAAATCTTGAAAATTATTTTACAGACAAATGCTCTGGACCTAACAGACCTCAATGTTTTGAAAGATCAATTGGTCGGCGTTGATACCCTGTATTTTGTTGAGGTATTGGAAAAGATGGAAGCAAAGGACCCGGACAAAATCGACACTGCTTATTTATTCAAGATTCTCGATAAAATTTTCTGAGGAAGGCAAATTAACCACCACTTTCGCGGGATGGGGGAAAGCTATGAATTATGGAACCGAAGCAACAGGAAGAGAGTTTGCGGGATTCCGAAATACTTCAGGTATGGGATTTTTGGAATGATTTAAATATTATCAGGCACCGGGATATATCTAAGTATTCGGGGGCCATAAATGGCCGTCTAAGGTTTTACTCGGTGTCAGAGCTTTGTCAGGCTATCCAAAATTATAATGACATTCTCCACTCAGACCGGCATTGGTTTTCCTACCGCTGGACGCTGGACCAATTTCTTTCCAGAAAAAATGCACTCGATAACTTCGTTGATCGGGAAATCGCATTAAACAATTACAAAAAGGGCCGCACTCGGTTCGGAGATGATCAGCCTGAGGACAATGGCGCTGATTTTTACCGGGCGATCAATAATGAGAACTTTAATTGTCCTGAGGAGGGGAAATGAAATTATGGACAACAGCAGGTCTTTTCCCTGATCCTGCCCGCAATTTTTATGCGGCGGAAAATCAAGAGGGCATTGAGTTTGGTCAATTTATTCCAGATGCCGAAGGATACCCTTATATTTTTAATGATCATTGCATGGCCCAGGCGGATCATCATAAAAAATATATTAACAAATACAGTTTAAAATGGTGGGTTGATTGTATGGAAAGCGCTCGGAATAATGCCCTACATAGATGAAAACGTCTTCAATGACCAGATGCGCAGTCTTTTGGTGGCCCGTGGCGGGTATACCTCGGAAAAGAAAAAAGAGGAAATAAAGCGGTACTGGTATATCGAGTTCCGCGATTGTGATGAACGCGCTTTTATCCGGGTGATGGAGCAACTGAAATTCGAGGGAAAATCGGGTGAGGGTTTCCCGGGTTTCCGGGATTTCAGGGAAAGATACAATATTTTAATCAGGCCAATGGACAGGCTCGAGGGCCGGGAGTATTGCGGATTTTGCCGAGTGGGCCGGGTATTTTATAGGGACACGCATCCGGATACAGGAGAAGTCCATGATTACGTTGCGGATTGCGCCCAGTGTACTCCTAAGGAGCGCGGAGAGTTTGCGAAGGTTAACCCCCGAGAACTTCATAAGGACCGCACAGGCCAACTCAGGACGGTTAAAGCATTAGCCAGGGACCGTAAAAAGATAGAGATAAAGCGGCCGCCGTGGATTTATGCTAAATTCCCGAAACTAAAGGATGAAAAAGTATACTTCCAGGGATTAAAGGCGGCTGATGATCCGGATGTGGAATTGGTATATCAGGTGCCAGTACAAAAACCAAGTAATGGCCTGGAAAAGAGTTTACGAGGGGACGAAATAAGCAAGGCTATTTTCGGTAAAAGCGACCCAAAAACAGAGGCCCGGCGAGAAGCGAGCTTGCAAAACGCCAAAGAGGAGGAGTTTGGCAATGTTCCATATTGATAAAAAGGGGAGCCGGAGATGAAGATTCTTTATAAAATTTTTGGAGGCCGTCCAATGGCTTATTTAGGTTTCAATTTCACAGACATTGTTAGTGGGAAACCCGTTAATAACTACCGAGACAAGTTTGGGCGGCTCTGGATGGCAGAAAATCGCTGGGGCTGGTTCAGGGTCAGATTAATACAAAGAGAAAAACACGAAAATCGTAAGAGGATGAAGAAATGAAAGCCAAAAGAAAAATACATCCAGCACCCAAACCACCTGACACCGAAGCGGTCAAACTATATTTAGCAACTCTTTTGCGGAAAGCTAAAAGGAGGAAAAAGAAATGAGTAACAACATGATAACTGGATTAATTTTCTTTATGTGTTTTTCATGGATGTTTGGATGGCTCCTTTGGTTTTTGGATAAGTCTTACCAGCGGTTGCGAGATTTAAATCATGAGAATTTAGAGTTGAAAAGGAAACTGGAATTACTCAAGGAACTAAAATGAACCACTCCATCCACAACTTAGAAAGGAAGAATTGAGATGAGACTTGATGACTATATAGACACAAACTTAATTGGTTTTTTAGACCCAGTGATCGCTAAAACAAAGAGAGCAGATTGGGGTGGCTTAAACGTTATTGGTACATGCGGTGGAGAGGCCCCATGCAAAACCTATCCTTCTGCCGTGGAATATAAATCTATTTGCCCCGCGAGTGCAGATATGTACGGATGTTTTAAAGGGCCGAGTTATTTTTGCCCTGATTGGGAGCCAAAAGAATGACCAGCCACGCCATCCCAAATTTAAAAGTAATCAAAGAAAACGGAAAACTGTTTTGGTATGAGAAGGTGGAGCCGGAGCCTCGCCCAGAGTATTCAATTTATCTGTGTATTGAAGATGTCCCGCCGGGTATAGACCACTGGCAAGTTAATGAATCAAAAATAAAAATCAACGACAAGTTTTATCGGGGGGAGGAGTGGGCGAGCGTAAAAATATTTAAGCATGGGAATCGGGTATATGTTCCTATTTTAAAATCAAAGTCAGCCCACTACGGAGAAAAAGCTTTAAGCAGATGGATATGGCAACCCCCCGAAACAATGCCAATCTCCCTAGCCGATAAAGTCTATACGGTGGTTGGGATTGAGATGGAGCTACTTTGCTTTAAGCCCCGTGATTTACCTCACAGCGTTCCTTATGGCGTGGGGCTTTTTAAAGCAGACACAAAAATAAGAATGAATAAAGAATGGCGCTTCAAATATGAAAGTGAATTGGATGAATAATTATGAGTGTGGGCTATGTTGAACTTTTACGCAGATTAATTGAAGAACAATACAAGGATCATCCTACAGGGTGTGGCGGTTCCTTTGGGGAATTGCTATGTTACGAAATCCACACTAGAGGCTTAACGTTTAATTGGCTTGCTGAGAAGTGGGGTATTAGTCTCCCAACATTAGGACTTCTAATAAAAGATCATTGTGACCGATTACAAAAACTGCCTGTCGTTAATCATAAATTTAAATTAGACGAATGATGATAGAACCATACAACGATGAAGAGTTTGAGAGGCAGAAAGAACTACCTTACTGCAAGCAGTGTTATGAACATGTAGAACGACTAGAAGCAACGGTGGAGAGTTTGAAGAAGTGGGAAGAAGAAGCTTTTACCTACCAAGCAAAAGCAGTCAAGGCAATGGAGAGGGTGCTTGAATTAAAAGAAGAAAACGCCAAGCTGAAAGCGGAGTTGGAGAAATATAGGAAATATGAGGAGGACTTGCAATGATCACTGACAAGGAACTAGCTGAGAAAGTGGCTTTGAAGTTGGGGTGGATACTAAACAATAACAAAACACGGTGGATTGACGATAATGGATTTCTCAAATCTTCCGCTAATAAATTAAGTGAAAATATATTCTCATGGCCCACATTCGGCCTGATAGTCGAGAAAGCAGAGAGTATGGGGTGGGGGATACAGATGGGCAACTTTATATGGTTTGAGCGGCTTGTGAATAACTCATACTATGACCACACACAAAAAGATTTTTCAATCAAAGAACACGGCCACATCAAAGCATGTTGTCTTGCGTTCTGTGAAATTCCTGACCACAAATCAATTCAACGCAAAACCTTATGATGGCTGTTCATCTAAATATAAAGGTGTTTGCTGGTTCCCCCAGACCGGCAAATGGAGGGCGCAAGGTACTGCGAGTGGGAAGAAAAAACATATTGGTTATTTTGACAGCGAATTAGAGGCGGCAAAAAAATATAATGAGTTCGCAAAAAAACACCAAGGCAGCTTTGCGAGACTCAACAATGTTTGACACTCAACTCATAGCCGGGTGCAAGGCCCTGGGGATTGAGGTGAAATGAAAAGTGTTCACGAACAGCGGAAGCTCACTCAGGCGCAAATTAAGGCTGATATCGCGGAATATATTGAGCTTCGTGGAGGCTATGCGGTGGTCACCAATATTTCGGGGATACCGATCAAAGGTAAACCTGAGATATATCGAAAAAATCCTGAAATGTCGGGATTGGCCGATGTTATATCGTGTGTTGGCGGGAGATTCATTCAGTTCGAGGTTAAAAAGACTCAAAAGGAGAAATTAAGAGATTCTCAGGATGACCATAAATACAGACTAGAGCGTGCTGGAGGATTATATTACCAGGTCACTAGCCTAGATGAAGTTATCGAAATACTTAGCAAAAGGAGGTTTAGGGTATGAATGAAGTAAAAATATTAAAACCAGATAAGG